ACCTGGGAGATATGAGACCAGTTACGGATGCGCTGCACGGCCGTGTCGATTATGCGCTTTGCCTGGAACTCTGCGACATCGGTCAGCTTGCCGTCGATCGACTTCATAAATGCGTCTATGACAGCGTGGCTCGTGCGGCCGAACATTCCTGCTCCGCCTTCGATATACTTCTCTTTGATGAAATCCATCACAGTCGCGCTTGCGTCCGGATTGGAGATGTACTTTGACAAGTAGAAATTATCGAGCTTTGAGAGGAAGTCCACGGCGCGGATATCCGCCCCGCCAAAGCCGAGGGTTGCCGCGCCGGCGGCATCTCCGGAACTCGCAGCGTAAATCATCGCGACTGTATCGGCAATGGCCTTTGTGTCCGCAGACGATGACGCATTCATGTATGCGCTTTCAATGATGCTTTGACATTTCGCCAGGAACTCGGCCTCGCTCGGCGGCGTTGTCTGCGTTTGCAGCCAGGCGTCTATGTCGCGCAGGGCCGCTTCTCTCTGGCCGTCCAGGAGCGGGCGGATCTTCTCCAAGTATATACGGTACATTTCGTCCGGAGATGCAAAGTTACGCGCGCCCCTGCGGTCGCTGAAATTCTCTGCAGATGTATTGCCGAAGCCAAGCGCAAGCGCGCCCTGAGCTGTAGGTTTAACAATCGCCTGATCTGGAGTGGGTTTGGGAATGCCATAGGTGTCGTAAAAATAATCTTCCGACACTCGCACTCCCATGTCTACGACAATCATTTTATCCCTCTCCGCAAGCGGCTTTAGGTCTTTTTCTTTTTCGCAACGGATCCATACCTGAGGGTATTTCTTCACCCCGGGGAAATTGTAATCAACCAGGTATTTCACGAGCTGCTGATTCTGGCATTCGCAGAGCAGGTCCGCATCCGCCTTTATGTAATCGTCCTTGATCTCGCTCGCGTTGTCTTCACCACCGAGCTTGCCGGGGGTGCTTTCGGAGCTGCCGGTATGCCCGAGCACGATCTGCGCAATTTGCTTATCCAGGTATTCGCACAGCTTCCCATAGGTGTCGATGGACCCGGTGCGCGACGCTTCGAGGTATTCGATTACCATGTTAGTCGGCATCGTAAGCGCCGATTCCTGCTGTATTGCCGCGCATGCGTCCAGGAGTTTCTCCTGCTCAGCCTTTAATGTTCCCGGCGGGTATTTGCCAACCACGGTAGGGGAGCCGAATTTGTCGGCGAATATCAACCAGAACTTTATGCCGTTTTTCTTGAACCACACCGGCCAGTACAGATACCTGCCGAGGCCGTCGCCATAGGGGCTGCCGTTGTCGGAAGGGTTCGAGAAGACTACGAATTTTTTGTCCGGCAACTCCTCACCCTCGACCAGATTGTTCTTAGTGATCATGCGCAATTTGTAATCAAGCCCAAACGTGAACCTCCGCGCGGGGCGGGGCCTTATAGTCGTGATCCATGTATCACCTTCGGAATACTCCCACATAATTTCGCACGGCTTATAGCCCAGCACTATACCGCTGAGGGCTCCTTTACGGAACCCGTCATAATGGAAACGGCTGAAGACATCTTTGACGAAATCGGCAATCTTCACGTCTTGCCGTTTATCGCTGGCAGGCTGGACCTGCCATTCTTTTCCGATTACTGCAAGCCTCCGCGTCTGCAGTGTAGCCGAGACCTTGCCGTCACGCAGCAGGTCCTCATATAGCTCTATGCCTTTGCCTCCACCTTCCGACCTGAGGACCTTGTCGGGATTGGTCTGTATTTTCCCGATATAGTCCTGGAGGATATCATTCTCGACGGACGCGATTTCATCCGTAATCGGCCGTTTGCTTCGTATCTCCTTGCCATACTGGTCAACGAGCGCCATTAATATTGCCTCCCTGCGCGTCTGAGCGCGTTTATAAACATGCTTTAATGCCCTCGCCCGACCATCCGGGCCTCTCCGGCTCCGTTCGCCTTTTTTTGGGCCTTAAATTTCAATTCAGGAATCCTCCCAATTTCGAGTGCGCCCGGCCGCTTCCGCTGGTCTGATATTCAATCGGGCCGCTCTGGCAATTGTCGACCGCGTATACCGCAAGCATGCCGGCCACAGCCGCGTCGCCGTGACGCTTGCCTTCCTTCGTCGCCGTCCTGGAGTCGGGGATCAGCGGAATACCTTTCTGCAGGCGGACAAGTTTGTGATCTTCTAGTGTGTCCGCATCGAGGGGCAGCTCTATTGTTTTGTCCTCAAAACGGGCCTTGTATTTCGGCATGGCCTGCAGGTATGTCTGCTGGCTGAGCATCACCTGCATCACGCGATCGGCTCCATAACGCTGCATGGCGACCTCGGCGAGATACTGACCGTTGCCCCGCGCGTCCATGGCTCCGCCCCTGAAATTCGGCATGTTGTCGCAGAGGTAAAAAAGGATCTGCTCCTGCTGTTTGAAGGGCACGTTCCTCAGCTCGATGATAAACGGGATCCTGAGCGTGAGATTCTTCAGCTCCTCGACAGGCTTGATAATTGTGAGGTCTATGCTGCGACCGAAGTCTTCGCCGAAATAATGGTTCCGCTCTTTATCGAGAGAGAGGGCCAAGGGCGCGAGGTTGTCGTCGATCCATGCCTGGCATTCCGCGCGACGCTGCTCATCCGACAATTCATCAAAGCCCTGTTTGCATGCCCAGCGAATTACTGACAGCTCGGGTTTCATGCAGCTCTTTACCAGCGCGGATGTGAAATAAATGCCTGAACCCTTCGACGGTATGCAGAAAAGCTCTTCATCCGCGTCTTCGCCGTAGAAGGCCACGAGCTCGTCGCGCCACGCGGCCTCTGCTTCAGGTGTCCACTCTTTTTTCAGTATTTCGCAGATGCGCTTGAACAGGCCATCTCCCAGCGCGTCATCGAGAGTTACCCTGTGCAGGCTGTATGGCCGCTTGCCTTCGCGCACCAGGTTGATCAGTTCATTGAAATAGTTGCTCTCGCCGAAATGCGTGCTGATGATGCGCACCCGGCCGCCCCACATAAGGAACGCCATAGCGGCTTTTATGAGCCCTGGCAGATCGTCGTGGAACGCGGCTTCATCTATAACCGATATTCCCTGCTTACCGCGCAGGTTCGACGGGCGACTTGAGAGGGCCAATATGTAATGCCCGGAACTGTAATCGATGCGGAAGGCATGAATGTCTTTGTCGCCATCTTCGTCGTGGAAAATTGTCTCCTGGACCTCTGAGGCCGCAAGGTTGTAATGCTTTGACCAAAAGGCGCAGTCGTCTATGAACTCACGCGCCATGTCTTTGTTGTAGCCAGTATAGAAAACATTCTGGCCGTTCTGACTTGCGGCAATAAGCGCGTCGTCACTCGCCTCTGCCCAGGTGAAGCCCGTGCGACGGGACTTCTCCGCAATCTTCACCGGCTCCTGGTCGGATACCCACCGGCGCTGATAGTCAAGCAATACGCCGTCAGACGCTTTGTCTTTTATGTCATCGAGGGTAATCATATGACCCCGAGGATCTTCTCCCTTATCTGTTTTGCTGCCTCATCGCTGAGTCCGCCCTTGCGGACGATCTTGTCGACCTTGTCGGCTGTCTTTGCCAGCTTGTCTTTCAAATCGCTCTTGAATTTCTCCCGGGCGATAGAGCTCTTCTGCAGCGAAGCGAAGGAGAACATGAGATCAGAGTCGACCGGCTCGTTACCTTTCATCAGGGCCTCGATTATTTTCTGCGCGAATAATTTAGAGCCTGCCTCTTCAAGCACGAGGCCTTCACCTGCTTCGGAGACCAGGGCCTTGCTCTGGTCTTCAATGATGCGCAGACGCTGGTATGTGGCGAGAAACTCGTGGCCGTAGCGGCCGATGCTGCTTTTCGATATATCGTGTCCGCGCTCCTTCAGGAACGCGTTGATGTCCTCGTAAGTGACGCCAGGCTCCACGAGCAGCGCGTCCACCTCGCGGCGGACCTCTGCCGGCAACTCATTAACCTTACCGTGCCTGCGGATCTTGGCAGCCGTGCTCACTCCAGCTCCTTTTCTATCTCGCGGATCTCTGCGAGCAGGGCGGCATGCTCTATGTGTATGCGGAGCAGCTCTTCGGCATGGTAATGCACTGCCTTGGCGTCGACTTCTTCAAGGGGTTTTACAGACGCAAGAGCGAGCTTGTCTTTGATCGCCGAGATATTACTCTTCGCGGCAGTGACAAGCTCCATGCGTTTCATCTTCTTTTCCTGCAGCAGCCCCTTCAGTTTGAGGGTTTCTTCTTTCACCCGCGCCTCCGTTATTTCGTCTGATTCCGCACGATCGGACAGAACAAATTACTGTCGACCTTGCTTTCCACTCTCGCCATGGATTGCGAGTTATACATCACGAGATCCTGAAAATTCCCCGCGATGTCTTCATAATTCTTGACGAGCTTCACATTCTCTTCGTACATGCGGACGACTGCCTCAAATCGTTTTTCCTGCCCGCGCTGCAAAAAGTACATTGCGACCCACGGCCCGGCAATCAGCAGGATCAGTAGCGTGCCGATAGGGAGCGCGCCGACTTTGTCTAAAATAGTCGCGACCGCTGCGATTGCCGAGGCCTGTTCTGGGGTCACGTTCGCTACTCCTTCTTTGCGGTCCAGGGCGTGACGCCGGACTTGGCAGTCTCGATGGCGGAGATAAGCCCTGCCTTGTCGTCTGCCGAGAGTTCAGACGACTTCTCGACGATATCCGAGATCGTCGAATACAGCGATACGACGGCCTTGGATATCGGTTCTATTAACGCGATTAACGCTGTTATGGTGGCTACGTTCATTATTCTTTCACCTCCACTCCGAGCGCCGAGACGAATTTCAGGAGATCGGCTGTCAGGGTCGACAGGCTCGATATGGCCTCCTGATATGCGGCCAGAGAGGTCTTTTTCGACACCGCGTCCTCGGCATTGATGTAGGTCTCCAGCGCGGAGCCCACGGCAATGTACCCCGCGCGGACCTTCTCATACTGCACGCCGAACTCCGCGCATTTGTCGGAGCTGATCGTGCCCTTCTCGCATGCGGACGCCACGGCCTGGTGAGCGGTTTCTATTGTCGCGCCCGAAGCCTGGTACGCTACGACCATGTTTTTGTTCGCAGTCGCGCAGCCGAGCAGCGCGACTGAAAGGAAGCATATGGCTAACAGCAACAGCAATGTTTTTCTCATTGAGCCCTCCTGATCGGATTTCCTTTTTACTGTTTGTTTGTGAGATAGCCGAACGCGGCTATCAGCACTGAGCTGGCCAGCGCGATGGCTTCCTGCGGTACCGCTACGCCGAACACGCCGATGACGGCTACGCCTGCCGCCACTACCGCGCCTATTGCGGTTGTGATTTTGTCCTTGTTTATTGTCACCTCAACACCTCCCCCTATTTATTGACCGTCCGGAGACGGTTGATTTATTGCGCGCTGGTAATTGGGCCAGATCTTCGACACATAGCCCTGCATCTGCCTGTAATCGGGCCCCTTGCCACGGCAAACGCATGCCGGATCGGCGAGCAGCTGGAGAATGTTTCCGGCTGTATAGCTGAGCTTTCGCGCCCCGCACAGCTTGACTGCCGCGATGATATAGCCGAGCCCGCCGTTGTACGATGCCAGGGCGAGTTTCCAATAGTCGCAGTTACCGCACAGATTGCGCTGTCTTGGCATGGAGCGCAGCAGCTCTTTGATGCGCCTGTGTTGCTGCTGCAGGTATCGCGCTCCCGCGTCGAGGTTTTTCTCAGCATTGAAGAAATCCTCTTCAGTCTTCAGTCCGAGCTCGCGGCCGGTAGCGGGCATTATCTGCAGCAGACCTCGCGCGCCT